CGCCGATCAGGGCGCCGCCGACAAAGCCGCCGATGTCCTTGATGCTGTCCTGCTTGGCTTTCGGCATCTTCAGGTATTCAGCCTGTGTTTCCTGCGTCCTCGTCGGGGCGTCCCGGAGTCTGGCCAGGAGGTCTTTCCAGGAGATCTCCCGGTTCTTCCAGTGTGTATCAAATCGGTCTTTGCCGACTGATATCCAATAGGTTCTGTTGTTCATGGTTTCCTCAGCATCTTTTTCTCAGAACGGGGTATTCTGATCTTTCCCGCGGGACCTCACGCATTTTGAGGACGCCCTCGCGGGTATTCAGCCCCGCTGCGATGATGTCGCCGGAGTACTCCCGCAGCATGTCCACCGCTGCCTTCACGTCTTCAACGGTTCTCGGAACCTTCCAGAATGTATCCACGATCATGGCTCCCAGTCCATCGCCGAACCACAGGTACATGATCAGCGGATGTCTGCCTGCGTACCCGCTGATTTCGACGTTAAATCCGTTTCCGAAATCGGTGTACAGGCACTCCTCGAGGTCGATTACCTGAACGGTAAAACCGCCGCCGAGCTGTCTGCAGAATTCTTTTATACTCATCTCATCAATCCTTCTTGTAGAATCTCGTTTCGTATCCGTCCCCGCGGAGCGGAAGGCCAGGCGCCCAGTCCGGGGACTGTCCCATGGCCTCGGAGATCTTCCGGTACGCGTCCTTGTCCGCTTCTGGGACGTCAACGATCATTTCGTCGTGGATGTGCATCACGATCTGGTAGCCCATCCCGGCTACGCGCAGCAGCGCCTCCGCGAGGCAGTCCCTGGCGGCGGCCTGTGTGAGGTTCTCGGAGAGTTTCCCTCCCCATGTTTCCGCCCTGGTCCACTGCTTGGTCTCCTGATTCAGCCCGGCATAGGTTATGTGTTCCCGGCCGTCATCCATGGTCACGACCCTTGCCTCCCAGTAGCAGAGACGCCTTCCCGAGGGAAGAACCATGAACAGGGCGCCGCCCTGCATATAGAACTTGATGCTCTGGGCCGCCGGGACCTTTACGGGCCGGGACTTCGGCCGCTCTTCTGTTATGGCCTTTTTCGCGCCGATCTCCAGCAGGCGCCAGAGCTTCACGATCTTTGGATTCGCGGTCCGCCACATGTTCACGGCGTCCTGCAGTTCTTCCTCCGGGATCGCGCCGGAAGAGTCCATTGCCTTCATGGCGCCGATTCCGCCGCCATAGCCGCAGGCCAACACGGCGACCTTGCCTTTCTGGCGCAGGTGGCCGTTCTCTCCGTGCTTCACTACGGGGACCTTGTACATCATTGACGCCGTTTTGCAGTAAATGTCCTCACCGGCGCTGAAGGCATCCAGGACCCACTGCTCACCCGCAAGCCAGGCAAGGACGCGGGCCTCGATGGCGCTGAAGTCGCAGACCACAAAGCGGCAGCCGGGAGAAGCGATGAAGGCCGTCCTGATCAGCTGGGAGAACACCGGCGCGGTGTCCCCGTAGCACATTTCCACGGCCTCAAAGTCGCCGTCCGCCACGAGCTCCCGGCAGTATTCGATGTCATCGAGGTGGTTTTGCGGCAGGTTTTGGATCTGGATGTTCCTGCCGCTCCACCGCCCGGTCCGGTTCGCCCCGTAGAACTGAAGGATCCCGCGGGCTCGGCCGTCTTTGCAGACGGCCTGCATCATCGCCTGGTATTTCTTCGTGGATGTCTTGCCAAGGGCCTGCCGGAGCTCCAGGACACGCCGCGCCCTGAGAGGAATATCCCGCTTCAGGGCCGCGGCGACGGAATCCTTCGTTACTCCGTCCATTTCGACGCCCTGCTCCGCGAGCCAGGCCTTAAGCTGTGCTACGCTGTTGGGGTTTTCCAGCCCCGTGAGGCGGATCGACTCTTCCAGGCGTTCCTTCGTTCTCTCTGCGTCGTATTCCAGGATTTTCTGAATATACGGAACATCCAGGAGCACCCCGCGGTCATTCGTCCGCTGGTCCCAGCACCAGAGCTCCTGCTCGTGCGGGTCCATGGGGCCGTACTCGTCCAGCCTGTTAAGTATTTCCTGCTCGGAATCGACATCCCGCGCGTTGTACTCGATGAAAAGCTGCCATTTTTCCGGCGCGTGTTCCGGCAGGTTCCGCGTCCGGCCGCCGTTGGACTTTGTCGGCTTGCAGGGCTTGGAGAAGTACTGGATAAGCGCCTTGCCTGTGCTGAGTTTTTTCTTATCATCCCCGAGTCCAAGCGCATCGCCCACTCCTGCGAGGCTGAGCGGGAGGCCGAGCATGGCAGCGCGCACCAGGGTGCACTGCCACTGCTCCGGTTCCATGTATCCGAAATATCTTCCGAGACACGTCCGCTCAAAGTTCGCATTGAAAGCGGTTTTCAGGATCCCCGGATCACGGAGCGCGTTGTAAAAGGCCGGGTACTCTGTCCTGATGTACCAGAGGGCCTCATCTACCGTCATCCCAGCCGTCTCGATCACCGTGGTCTGCGGCTGTTCATCGAATTTGTATCCGATCAGCAGGATTTCGAAATCCGGTGCCTCAGAGTAGGCATAGACACCGGATTTCAGCAGATCCACGGAGGAGAAGGTTTCGATATCCACTCCGAGCCGGCGCATCACATGATGTCCTCATCGTCCTCATCGACATCATCGAAGTCGTTGGCTCCGGCCTTGTAGCCACCACCGCCGAGCCGCTGCCCGTCAGCCACCTTCTTGATCCCGGAGAGCGCGAAAGCGATGCCCTTGGAGTCATTGTTGTACGGATATACGTCGAAGATGGCCTGCACATAGCATCCGGCGTACATGTCGTCGTGGTCGAAGATCTCTCCGCCGTCGGTATCGAAGACCGCGGGCTTGCTGGACGTCTTTGCGGTGATGAGGACGCAGCCCTCGTTCTCCGGATAGGTCTCGCCCTCACCGTCGGGCATGTCGCCGTCTTTCACGTTCAGTTTCAGGCCCCCCGGAACCTTCCCGCCCCAGAGGCGCGTCTTTCCGTCGGCCTTGGCGTTTTCGATTGCCTTGTTCAGGATTTCATGCGTGTCGCTGTCCTTCGGGATCATGAGCTGCGCCTGGTACTTCCCGGACTTATCGTAGATGTCGAACAGGTGCGGGAAGGAGAGTCTCACCTTTCCTGTCTTCACGCGAACCTTGTTTCCGTAACTGTTTTCCTTAAGAACCGCCTTGATTGCCATGCTTCTTTTCCTCCTTAGTCGAATTCGTTTTTAATGTTTGTATTGATCTCAGGACGCTTGTCTGATTCCGGCACAAGTGTCGGAGCGCCCGGAGGTTTTTCGATCAGGCCGGCGCAGATCGTTTCGAGTTTCTTCTTTCCGACGACAACTTTTTCCATCGCCGTGATTCCGAGAAGTTCCGGGTCCTTGTAGATGAGGACCTTTTCGTACCCTGCCTCCAGGAGGCGCTTCTCGACTTCCTGGAGGTCAGAGAACTTCCGGACGCTCCGGCCTTCAACGAGTTTCCATCCGCGCCACTTCCGGCCCTTCTCGGCCTCTTCCTGCGCGTATTTCTTGATGTCGGAGACCCATGCCTGGACTCGGCTGGCCTTCTCCAGGACCTCGCCGATCTCGTCTTCCTCGAGGAGCGGCGGCTCCCTGAACTCATACTTCATGAGCTCCAGCGCTTCATTCGCCCGTGCCCGGCAGGTGGCCTTGCACTTGCAGAACGTGCACCAGTCTCCGGGATGCTGTTCACCTTCTCCCTTGGAGGCCATCAGCGCCCGCGGCTTCACGTATTCCTCGCCCCACTTCAGCAGGTCCTCGACGGATATCTCAAATTCGGAGATGGAATCCAGCCTGACCTGGTTGATGATCATCCGGACCTTCTTTATATCGTTCGAGATGCTGAAGGTGTCGTAGGCGCCGAGACCATACAGCATGAGCTGCGGGTTCTCGCGGGCGTCCACCCGGACGCCCTGGCCGAATTTCAGGTCGATGACCGTAAGGACGCCATCCGCAATGATCACAACGTCTCCGGTCCCGAATCCGCCCGGAACCCATGAAGAAAAGTCGAGGCGCTGCTCAGTGAGGAGCTCGCAGTCCGCGGAATTCGCTCCTACGGCGTTGTACGTCTCTTCCACCCAGTCCACGTATCTCTGGATGTATTCCTCCATGGCCTCGTTGTAGTACTCTGATTTCTGGACCTTCTTTGTCTCCCTTGCGATTTTCAGCAGAGGCATGAGACCATACGTGCGGCCGAGCTTCAGCTCCGCCAGCTTGTGCGCCGTCGTCCCCTCCTCGGTATACGGCGTATCCTTGTCGGGGATCCCTTCCGACAGCTTCACGGCAGGCGTGCAGTTCAGCCAGATGTGCGAGCCGGAAGCGGACAGTCTTGCGTGTTTAGCCATCGAGCGCCTCCTGCAGTGCCCTGATGGCCGCGGCATAGTCTTCCGGCCGGACCGCGCTTGCGCCTTCTGCCGGCGCTTCCGGGTGGTCCTTGTCGGGGAACTTCGCGAGGATTTCCTTCGCGGCGGCTTTTCCCTTCGCCTTCAGGACGCTTCTGGTCGCGGCCTGCACGTCCTTAAGGGTGTACTGAGGCGCGGCCTCCGCGGGCTTCTCAGGCTCCGCTGCCTTCGCCGGTTCCTCCGGTTCGGGGGCCTTTGCCGGTGCTTCCGCTTTCTTCTCGGGCTCCGCTGCCTTCTTCGCAGGCTTCTCTTCTTTCACCGGCTCCGGGATCCTGATAACTCCGATGGGCTGGCCTCCGCGGAATGCGTCAAACTCTTCCAGGTTGCTGAATTCTACCGTTATTTTCATTGTTTCTTCTCCTTGAGATTGATTTGTGTTATAATGGAGGTGAATCCTCTTCCCATGAGATTCACCTTATCGGTGGCTGGATATTGCCGTATCCATGCCGCCATTTTTATTTCCACTGATCCCAGAACCGCTTACTCAGCGGATCCGTAAATCCAAATGTGGCCATTCCAACGAGGGACAAAGCCATAATTAGAAACAGGATCCCTTCAACCATTCTTCCTCACCTCCTTGATGACCTGCCTGATGCGGTCTGTCGGGACGTGGAAGTCCAGGGCGATCTCCTCTGTCGTCCATCCCGCGTCCATCAGTGCCCGGACCTTCCCGGTGTCGATCTTCTTCTCCGGTTCAGTAGCGGGTTTCTTCCTGTTCTCGATTACAGCGTCGAGCTCCTCCATGCATTTGTCGCAGAAGTCCCAGTCCCGGAATTTGACGTCACCAACGGTCTTCCCGTCAAGGACGTCCCGACGGCCCATAACGACGTATCCGATGAGCTTCTGGCCCTTGATCTCCCGACCGCAGCGGTCACATGTTATCTTCCTCATCGTCTGATTCCTCCGGTCTGTTAATAGCTTCAGCAATCAGTCCAAGGCAGCCGCCGATATCTTGCAGGCTCTCAAGGCCAGCTAAAGCCTTAACGGCATTCTCGCTATTAAGCGTTTTATCGATCTCGTTAAGTGCTCTCGCGATTGAATAGACGCAGTCGGTAGGGCCCACAGACGTGGGATCTAATAGGCGGTTCAGCAGCGTGAAGGAAACGCGGAGAACATCTTGAGCAGGCTCAAGGCATTCCATGTAATAGGAGAGTTTGGTCAGCTCTGTTGCAGCTCCTACGTCATCCGTCTCATCCATGAAATACTGGAACCGATTCATGCATTCGTTGCCGAAGACAAAATTAAACTCTTTTCTGTCCATGATTCTTTCCGTCCTCCTCTCCCATGGCATCAATTGCGCGGTCAAGCGCCACCCGGTCAAATAGCACTCGTTTCCCATATCTCCGAAGCGCGCCCGCTTCTTCCGCAAACTTCCGGGCGCTGTTCCGTCCCATTCCGACATACTCTGCAAGCTCCAACGCATCCAGAAGGCGTTTTTCAGAAAGCCTTCCGCTCTGTTCTCTTGTTCTCATCGTTTTATAAGCACCTCCCTGTACTTAATGCCCCTGTCGAGGCACTCCTGGTGTGATTCATAGAAGACATCTATGTGCCTGCCTCTGACCCCGCTGCCGGTGTCCTGGACGATCCTGTCGCCGTATCCAGTGATGCGGATCACCGCACCCTCCGGGAGAATTCGCGGGTCCACTGCTACGGTAACGCCCTCCTGGCAGGTCGCTCCGCTTGATGTTCTGTGTCCCCACGGGCCGGAGCATTTGCGGCAGGCGCAGTAGTGGCTGATCTTGAATGTCCCGAGGCTCTCCCATCGCTCACCGACCGCTTCGGTCTTCACCGCATCCGGCATCGTGGCGACTTCCGCCGGATCAATGGCGTCCGGGAGTTTCTCTTCCGGCCATGCCTCCGGGATCGGCCCGACCACAGGAGCACCTTCCTGCCATGTCGCTGTCAGTGCCGGCGCAGCCCATGCCTCCGCGGCTGCCTGTGCCGCTGCCGCCCACAGCCAGATGGCCACGCAGATCGCGACGCCAAGGGCTATCAGCGTGATCCGCAGCATGGTGCTGAAGACGTGAGGATTATTCCTGTTCAGGTCTGCCAGCCTCCGGCGTTCCCGGCGCCGGATTTCTCTCTCGATCTTTGTCATGTGGCCTCCTTACTGGAAGCGCTTCGCGACGTCTCTGACGATGGCCGCGTAGCTGTCCATGTACGTGTTGATCTTCCGCGTTCCGCCGCCCCTGTAGGTGACGAGCACGTGCTCGGTCGTCTTTTCGGCGTCGATGAGCTCGCAGCCCGTCACCCCGTCGCGGGTCTGCGAGAGCAGCCATCCCAGATTGTGGACGAAGATCTCGCGGTCGTGGATCGCGTCCTGTTCGTACATAAAGGCTGCCATAGTCTCGTTTGCTCTCATGCCGTCACCTTCTCTTCCTTCTTCTTCATGACATGCCTCCCTGGTACAGATCCGCGAACTCCTCTTCCGGGACGTCCGTGAAGTCTTCACCGTCTGTTCCGACTACGAGGATCGGACCGAAGAACTGGATGTCACCGATCTTGGCGCAGTACTTCATGTCACTCATAACGCTGTTCTCGTTGCAGATGACTGCCATTCCATACGTGATCGTGACTACCCCAATCGGTCCGCCAACCCGGTCCTGAAGCTCCTTCAGCCGGTTCCGCTGCGTCCCCATCCGCGGTGCCTCGCCCGGCCGGATGAAGATCGCTCTGATAAAGTCTTTCATGTCTTGGTATCCCTCCTTGTCTTGACCAGGTGCAGGACCAGGTCATCGGGAAACTTCATGAATTTCGCGATGCCGGAGAATTCCTCCAGACTGAAGCTCCCGCTCTTCATCTTTGAGGAGAATGTCATCCTGGTGATCCCGGCGGCCTTCGCGATCTCCTCATAACTCGGGTGGCATTTCCGCCTCCGCGACTCCACGGCCTCAGTGAACTCGTCCAGCCATGCGGCCGTATTCATTTCCCTGGAGACGTTTCGTCCCCATGTCACTTTAGGCATGATCTGATCTCCATTCTGTTAAACTTTTCGTACAACATGTTAAACTTTTAGTCCAAAAAAATATCGCTGATATTGGCATCGAGAGCCTTAGCGATGCGGGAAAGCGTGTTCGTGGATGTGACGGCGACATCGTTGTTTTCCAGGTTACTGATGATCTGCCTTGAGACGCCGGATTTTTTGGACAGTTCCTCCTGCGTCATACCGCGAGCAACTCTGAGCTCTTTTACCTTGTACTGCACCTCTTTTCCTCCTTTCTGGTATTGTCTAATTTGTTCGACAGTCAGAGTCTAACAGATTCAACACGTTATGTCAACACATTTTCGTCTAAAATATTTGACAGCTTTTTATACATAACGTATAATATTGTAGACAAACATAGAGGAGGACACAGCATGTTTCTTGGGGAAATCATTAAAGAATACAGACGCGAGCACAGTCTGAGCATGGCCGAATTTGCGGATAAAAGCGGAATCAGCAAAGCATACGTGTCTCTTCTTGAAAAGAACCGACATCCGAGAACCGGCCAGACTATCGCTCCGTCTATTGAAACTATACGGAAGGCAGCGAAAGCGATGAATATGTCTTTTGATGACCTGTTTGATCTGCTTAATTGTGATGTGGTGCTTTCATCTACTGCGGAAGAATCGCAGCTCGCAGAGCAGCCTTTCAGTGATTCTTATTTGGATGCCAACAAAACCATGTCCTTTGAGGAGCTCCGCACTGCCTACGCCAGGAACCGTCACGGCCTGACAAAAGACGAGCGCATGAGACTTGCCGCTGAAATCCTGGCTGACGAGGAGAATCTCTGATGGACAATACAATACTCTACGGCGCTGTCCTGCGTATTTACGAGCAGTACGAGGTGCGCCGTTTTCCCGTGGACGTTTTCTCCCTTGCCATCCGCATGGGATACAATATACATTCCTACAGCACCACACCGCAGACTGTCCTTCAGAAGGTCCTCCTGTTCAGTGATTCCGCCTGCCTGATCAACCGGACGATCTACTTCAACGATACGCAGCCCCTCAGCCGCATCCGCTTCTCCATCGCACATGAGCTGGCCCACGTCATCCTGGATTCCGATGATGAGGACGCCGCGGATGACCTGGCCGCGGAGCTCCTGGCGCCGGCGCCGGTGATCCGGACGAGCGGCTGCCGGTCCACGGATGACGTGGCCGCGATGTTCGGCATTTCTGCCACCGCGGCGGACCGGGCGTGGTTCAGAGGACGCCGCTGGACGGGCTCACGGCTCCCGCAGGAGGCTCCGGAGTGGCGGATAGTAAGAATATTCATGTCAGATGTTCCGGCCCGCACAGAGGCTCCTGAGCCCCTTAAAATCGAAGAACACACGGGGAAGCGTCTCCCGCCGCTGCTTTCCAGAGAAGAGAAGGAGCGCCTCACGCCGGAGCAGCAGAAAAAGATCGCCTCCATCCGGAGACGGAGGCGGAAACTCGCGAAGCAGATGCCCGGCGCGGAAGAAGGCACAGACGACCTCAATAGATTTTTCTCTATGGATGACGCGCTGGGATTTCAGAAGTGGGGAGGTGGATTATGAGCGTGGAGATACTGGCCAGCGGCTCCTACCGCTACCGATTCCGGATAGAAGGCCAGGACGTAAGGTTTACCCTGAAGCAGAAACTGTCGGACCGTGCCGCGCGCGACACCGCGATAAAGATGCTGTCGGAGAAGAAAAGCCGGAGCCCTGGCTCAAAGACCATCCTGTTCTCCGCTGCCGCGCAGTACTACCTGGACACGACGGAGAACTCACTGTCGCCGTCCACGCGCCGGCTGTACCGCGGTTACAAGAAGCATCTTGAGGCCAATTATCCGTGGTTTACAGACCTGAAGCTTACGGAGATCGACAGCCCTGTCCTGCAGCGCCTGATCGGCGAGTACGCCTCCAGTAAGGATGAGTCCGGGCAGGGACACGCCCGCGGGTCGACGCGGTCTCCGAAAACTGTAAAAAATATGTACCTGTTCCTGTGCAGTGTCTTTAATCTGTTTGATCCGGGGAAAAAGTTTTCCGTGCGCCTCCCGGCAGTCCAGCGGGAAGAGCCATACATCCCGACAGATGAAGACGTGATGAGGATCATGGAGTACGTACGATCCTCGGAGGCGCTGAAGCGTTACTACGTTCCGCTGGTTCTGGCGGCACTCGGTCTCCGGCGCTCGGAGATATGTGCCCTGGAGCTGGCCGATCTGGACGGCAGCAGGCTTACAGTCAGCAAGGCAAAGGTCCGCGGGCCTTCCGGATGGGTGGTAAAGAACACCATGAAGACTGAGGCTTCCCGGCGGACCATCATCATCCCGGATTCCCTGGCGGACATGATCCGGGAACAGGGGTACATTTACCGCGGTGAGCCATGCATGCTGAATGAAACGCTGGAACGCGTACAGAAGAAGCTGGGCATTCCCCGCTTCACCGTCCACAAGCTCCGGCATTTCTACGCCAGTTCCGCGATCGCGCTCGGTGTCCCGGTCGCTTTTGTGGAAAGGTCCGGCGGCTGGACCAGAGGATCTTCCGTCCTCAGCCGGATATATACCCACACGCAGGACGCAAAAAAGATTGACGAAATGGACAGGATCACACTGAACCACATAAGCACCCTCACCTGACCCGATAAGCCGGAGCCCTGTCGGGTATTTTCGTGGCAAATTCGTGGCAAATTTTATTGCCAAATGCCCCCGATATCGTGCATAAAAAGCTATACATGATGCAAGGCATTTATACGCAAAAAATGGCTTAAATGCGTGGTTCTTTGAGTCTCTTCACGCATTTAAGCCATTTGTTTTGTACATGCACCCGACAGGACTTGAACCTATTAAAAATCGCCAAAAAATGGCTCAACCATGCGATCTTTTAAATCCCGTGGCAAATTCGTGGCAAATTTCTTTCGGGGTACTTCCGTCTGGTTCCTGATTATACCACACAGTCAGGCGGCGCAGTAGTATTTCTTAAGATCCGGGTGCTCCGTGTCCCACTTGGGATCCCACGCGCCGTCCTCGCCGACCCAGTAATAGATGTAGGCACCAGGGCCATAGGGCTTCTCACTCCTTACGTAGCAGCTTGTGGCCATGAGGCCGGACACCGTGACGTAGCAGCTCTTACCGGAGATCTCGTCGGTGACCCACTGGGAAGCGCACATGGCACCGTCATCAGCGAGGTAATACCAGCCTTCCGCGGATTTAAACCATCCGGTGATCATGACGCCGGCGCCGTTAAATACATACCAGCGGCCGCCATGGAGCAGCCACTCATCGCGGCAGTAGCTCCCGTCTTCCTTCCGGAAGGACCACCCGTCAACGTCTTTGAACCAGCCGGAGTTATTCTCATGGGCCTTCCTCACGGCTTCCTTAGCACAGAACATATAGAACATGCTGCACCACTGGGCACAGGTATATGTGGCAGTGTCTCCGACGGTCTCGCCAAACCATCGGCCAAAAACGGTGCAGTTGTTGTCGCCGGGATCTGCGAGCTTATCCATCAGATTGCTCCAGGAATGCTCTTTCTCCAGATACCCCACCCAGAGCTTTGCTTCCTCGACCAGCTGCTCCGCGGAGCAGGTGTCCGCCTCAAACAGGGGATAACCGAATCCGACGATAAACTTTCCTTCGCCGATCTGGGAAGGCAGGACCTCGTAGTGCTTCCAGATGCACTTCCCGCCATCCCGGAAGGATGTCTCATTGTCGCCGGCGCCGGTGTTCCCGCCGATGGCATCAATGATCCACATTCCGTTCCTCATGATCACAGCGATTACCATTTCGACATGCGAGGTGCGTTTCAGCTTGGTGCTGTAGAAGTACATCGGGCTCCCGACGCGGGGCTCTTCGCCGAATCTCTTGGCCTTCTGCCACTGCGCCACCCCGCTCGGGGTGTACGCGGTGGGCGGACCGCAGAGGAGCTTGCAGAGGCGCTCGTAGTTGGTCACTCTTTCGCCTCCTCGATCATCACCGTGGTCTGGTCAGCGAGGCCCTCGCCGACACAGTACGCGATTACGGAAGCGCCGGACATGATGAGCGACGCGACCTGCGCGGCCTCACTCTCGGAGTGCCCGGCGAAGATCAGGATGCCGCTGACAAATCCGGCGATCGCCATCCACAGTTTTCTCGAAGTAAGTTTTCTGGTCCAGTCAATCTTCATGATATATTTGTCCCTCCTCTGTTGATTAGGTAACTTTCCAGGTCGTCCTTGGCCCTGGATAACTTATCAATGTCGTTTCCGTTGATCGCATGGCTCATGAGGGCCAGGAGCGCCTGCTGCGTCACGCGGTTTCCCTCATCCAGGCTGTTGAGTCTCTTGTTGTCCCGATCGAGGTACTCAGAGAATTTACTGACTTCTTTCTCCAGCGCGTCCAGGCGCTGGTTCTGGATGTGCTCCGGCTCCTGCGCCTTGACCGCTGCCTTGTAGAAAACGGCGATGGCCGCGGCTACAGTGCAGATGGCCCCGCAGAGCCAGAGTACATCCGAAATGGTAAACGTGATTGCTGCGTCTCCCATGCAACCCTCCTGTGATGTCATGCGTACTTTTGGTACGCGCTTTTAAGTGACCGTCTGTCGATGTAGACGTATTTCATTGTGGTGTCGAGCTTGTCGTGCCCGAGGATCGCGGCGACCTCCTGGATCGGCATGCCACGGTTGATGAGGTTCGTGGCCAGCGTCCGCCGGAAGCGGTGCGGGTGCACGTTCTCGACTCCGGACCGCGCCTCAAGGCTTTTAAGCATGTTGCGGACGCCGCCCGGAGCGATCCGGTCCGTGCCTTTTCCGGTAAAGAGCGCGGGGCAGAGATCCTTTCGCGTAGAGAAATATTTCCGCAGGTGCATTATGGCCACGGAGTTAAGGTAAACTGTCCGTTCCTTGTTTCCCTTGCCATGTACAATGCACTCTCCCGCGGCGAAATTGATGTCTTCCCGGTTCAGGCCGCACATCTCACTTATGCGGCATCCCGTGGACAGCAGGAAACACACGATCGCCTTATCGCGGATGGTCTGGCAGGCCTCTTTGATTCTCTCGATCTCAACGTCGCTGTACGGCAGCCGGACGACCTTGGCGCATTTTATGGGAGAGAGGTTAGCGCAGGGGTTTACGTCAATCAGACTCTCCTTGTGCAGCCATCCGTAGAAAGCGCACAGGACTTCCCGAATGCCCTCGATCGTGCTGTCGGCAGCGCCGTTGTTCCGGAGCCCCATCAGGTAGGACCTGAGGTGATACACAGTAACCTTCCGGAGCGGCGCCCGGATCTCGGTTATCGCCCTGGTGATGATGTACCTGTACCTCTCAATCGTTTTTCCTGATCGGCCCTCGATCTCTTTGGTTTCCAGGTAAACTTTCAGCAGATCCTCAGAATCTGCCCGGCCGTCCTCCGTATAGGCGGCCGTGATCTCGTACTGGTCCAGCTGCTCCGCCAGTATCCGCATGATCTCTGCGGTCTGCGTCACGGTAAGGACCTCGCCGATCCGGCTCTCCATGTCCTTCGTGAACATCTGCTTGTCCGCCATTGACATTTCTCATCACCTCCCTGATAATACTATTTAACAGTGTTTTCATTATACACTATTTAATAGTACATAGCAAGGAGGTTTTTATGGCTGTCAACGAGTCAAGGAAAAGCGCGAACGCCCGCTGGGATGCAGCGCACATGACAAACATCGCCTGCCGCGTCACCAGGGAGAAAGCCCAGCGGTTCCGGGAGGCCTGCCAGTCGCAGGGGACGAACCCCAATGCGGTGCTGCTGGCATATATCAACAGTTTCATAGAGAAGTTCGGGGCTCAGGAGCAATCCTGAGCCCCTTCTTCTTGTCGGCATGTTTACACTGTTTTTACCCACAACCTAGCCGAAATACCCGATTATAAAGAGGCGTTCCGTCAAAGTTAAGGTCTGTTTAGTGCATATTTGCAACTTACCGCAACTTACTGATTTAAAGTGTCCGTTAAGCATCATCTCTTGCAAATGTTGCAATCGGAGCCGAGCCGGTAAGTAACGCATTTTTGATATTGATGCCAAGTTTATATTGACCGTCACCGTTCGGATGGTAACCGTCACTTGACATATCAGATGCGACTAAAGTCCACTCCACATTATTTAGGTATCTTACTTTATCGTTTTTACCGTATCGCCCGCTAGTCTGGTATGCAAAAAGGCCCGCCCCTCTGATACGTGACAGGACGGCGTCATCATTGTTTCTGTAGCCAATCATGCCGATATAAATCTTAGCGTTTGGATATTTAGCGGAAACATTTGTGACAAATGACTGAATTCTTACCAAAATACCATTCGCTTCCTGAGACAGACTCCGAACGGCATCATTATAACCGCCGCATATTACTATATGCGTGATTGTGTTAGGGTCGGGCACATTTGCGCTAAGCGCCAATGATTCAAATCCGATTTCTCCACTCCCAAAATCATACGGGATAAATCCAATGCCGCCTTTATAATTTATAACTGTGTTATACTCCAATCCCATGAATGATTTCAGGTGTTCGCCCCATGAAGTTACATTCCCATCTGCTGAATATCCTTCGAGATAGCTGTCGCCGATGAGCAGATAGTTTTTGCCAAGAGGGGAATAATCCCGGAATAGACCGTATTTTACGCTTATTCCAAATTCGTAGTGCGATGCGGTCAGGGATGACAGCGTATAGCTGTCTGCGGCAGATACGCCATAAACATCGCAAGCCGAATTGCTCCTGTACATGATACCGCCACTTACACGGTTTATCATGATGTAGAACGGATTGAGCGCTTTTTTCTTGATTGGGATCTCAAGCATTCCCGCTGATACAGATGTATCGGTTGTGTAAAAAGCTACGTTCAAGGTGCCGCTGTCAAGAGTGTAAAGCCTGACCTCCACTTCTGACGATGCCGCAACATCCACAAAGACTGAATCTATATATCCGGCAGGAAACGCATACCCAATTATGTATCGACCGCTCCCACTGCTGGTCAGCAGAGATAAATCACTGTTGTATTTATAGATGCTGTATCCATTCTTGACATTCTCCGTCGTTACTCTTGCGACATTGTCAACGGCAGACACCTCATTCACGATCACGGATGCCAGCATCGACGTATAATCCAGACCGTCGGTGGAGTTGTACCACACAAATGCGACCAAGTACTTTGCCGACGCGCTTGTAGTGTAGTAAATCTGACTCGCCGTATTGTCTGCATAGTATTGTGTGCAAGTGTTGCCTGCTACTGGCTTTGCAGGTAAATCGCCCACCACAAATCTTCCGCCCGCGTTTTTCTTGACCAAATATTCCGTGTCCGGCTTACACGGAACACAAATAACTCTACCGCCCGTATTGGATATGATGGCTCCACTGTTGTAAACAATGGTCATTTCATAGATTTCACCAGATGTGTTTCCAAACAAATTGGCGCTTTCCGTGACGTGATTAAAACGGTTCTTTAAATCAGCAACGTCACCTGCCAGCTGGCAGGCAGTGACATCCGATCCTGTCCATGCTCCGGCTGCGTGGTCCGCGGTGAACTTATAGAGCTTTCCTTCGTACAGCACGTAGTCTCCGGCGGAGTAGGCCGTGGTCGTTTTAAAGATGCTGGCGGCGATCCCGTCACTCGCGAGGTCGGCCATCTGAGCCAGGGAAATCCTCCGGAAAGTCCCGCCCTGCTCCACATAAAATGTGGGATTGTCCGCGGACAGTACAGACGCAGCCCGCGTCACTTCAGTTATTTTGGTAGGCATAAGTCCTCCTTACTTCATAAGCTGATTGCCGTTTTCATCCGTCAGCGGGTCCATCTTCTCATTCACGAGGAACCTGCTTTCCGGGCTCGCACCGGTGCCAAGCATCCGGTACTGAAGGTACAGTTCGATCGGCCCCTTCGTATCGGGGGCGTTGATATGCAGGGTATCGTTGATCATCACTTCCCTCCCTCGATTAACAGCTTCCAGGTACCAGACGGTGACAGCACGTAGACATTCGCGGTATCCAGTGCAAGGCACTTGGACCCTGCCCGCGGCTTGTCAATGCCGGTCCCGTCCAGCGGGATCGTGGCAAGGTCGCTGTACCCGTCCGCGATGTACTCGTGGTACGCGCCGTTGACCTTGTCAAACTCAAATCCGTCGGAAACGCCCCCGACTCTGAGTCTCTGATACGCCATAGCGATGCCCTCCTTTCCTGAAGTGTTATTTCCAAAGTCCGATTGCTATATAGGACGCGCCGATAGTGTGTGTAGGTGTCCCATTGTTGAAGCACCGGGCCGTAAACTTGTTGGCTGCGGTCCTCTCCACCCGGATCGTGACATCTGTCGAGGAGCCTGCGCCCTCAACCGTCGCCATTACAACGTAGGAACTTGTGCTTTTGAAAGCGAGCGGAAGTGTAACCTCATAAGCGTTAGTGTCTCCTCTCGGCGCGCCGCAGTCGCCCCACTGGATCAGCAGGCCGCTTGAAATCATGCGTCCATAATCGCGCTTTCCTGTTTCCGGATCCGCGCCGAAGTTCTGCCACATAGCTCCGAGAGCGTCACAGGCTGCGGACGGGGTTGACGCACCGGTTCCGCCACGGGCGATGCTCAGCGTTCCGGAGTTGATTGCAGAAGTGCTGTGCGTGTGATTCGCGGCGGCCGCGCCGATCTGGGAGATGGTAACGCGATGCGGATTGCTGAAATTCGACAGGTGGGTGATCAGGTCCGAAAGGCCCTTCGCGATCTTCCCGAAGAGCGTCGGCAGCTTCTCCCCGCTGGAGATGTTGCTTGCCGTCGTGGCCTGCGTGAATGTCGGTGCCATGTTCTGCACGCTCACATTATCGACGTTCCCGAGCCCCACCTGAGCCTTTGTAACCCGGTGCGGGTTGCTCGTGTTCCCCACGTGATCGTCGAAGTCTGTTTTCTTCGCGTAAGCGTCGCCTTCGATCAGGATGGCGTCCACGTTCTCCGCGGCGCCGACCGCGATCACCAGCGTGATCGTGAGTTCCTGCGTCCTGCCGGAGGAAGAATCCGGGTAGTAGTCCACGTCGGAAGCGTTGTAACCGTAGGCGAAGAGGTATTCCACGTTGTCACTGCCCTTCGCATACACGCCGATCTCATTCGCGTAGAATCCGGCCTGAACATCCTGTGTCGTGACGTATCCGGTCAGGATCACTTCCTTATCGCCCTGAGTAATGGACGTGATTCCGATATCCAGGAGCGGGTTGACCATCTCAGTGACAGCCTCCGGGTCCTCCGGGACGCCGTTTCCGACGCACAGTTTGGTAAAGGTAATGCTCCCGCCGTACAGGGACTGAATGATGCCATCCAGGCCGAGTGCGGTCGGTCTCAAGGTTAAGTAAGTATCTGCCATTACTCCTCCTTCAGCAGCGTAATGCCGTTTTCATCAGTCAGCAGGTCTTCGCTTTCCGTCACGAGCCAGTCAAGGTCCTCCACGGGGTCGATGCCAGGCGAAAGGTCCGCAGGGGCAATCGTCTTCGTGTGCTTTATGGCGAGGCCCACATAGATGCGAGAGCCGCCGTCACGTTTTACCAGAATCCTCCGAAGATGGGACGACAGGTCCTTCTGCCTTTCGATGATCCGCAGGAACTTGTCATAGATGTCATTTGTCAGGAAGCTGGTGGTTTCGACATCGAAGGTTCCTGGTACGTCCGGGCCGCCAGTCTCCTGCCACTCAACGAGCTTTCCGTCGCTGCCGATTACGACCTCGATCAGATCTTCTACGGATGCCCGCGTTCCGGCTTTCAGGAACCACCTCGTGGTGCTCTTGATGATGCTGCGCTTTGTTTCAATGTCCGCGTTCTCGTCGTAGTACGGCGACCTGAGCTCCGTAGCCATGTAATCCAGGATACGTTCCGGCTGCGCGTCGATCATCGCGTACATCATTGTCGTGTCGGCGTATTCAAGCAGCTTCCGCATCCCGCACTTCAGAGCGTAAGAGAACGCGATCCACTCCGGGTCCTCCTTGAAAACGGGAGGGAGAAGGTCCAGAAGCTCTCCATCTCTGAATTTAATCATCCTCCAGGCCTCCATACATCACATTGACGTTTCCGCATACCGCCACGGAGCTGTTATTTACCGCGGTGTAGACCGGGCTTACGATGCTTACCCGCTTCGCTCCGGCGGCCTTGACGCGCTGAACGAGCTCATCCGGGTTGATGTCCACGCCGATCTTGGACCGCTGCCAGACGATATAGTCCTGGTAGGCCGCCTCCACGTTTGCCTGGATGGTTTCTGCCCGGCTCCGGTCTGACTCGTTGATCCAGTAGGTAAACTGCAGGTCGTAGCTCACCGTCGTCGGTGCGAGGACGGAAAGCTGGTCCGTCAGCTTCCGGATGTCCTGCTCTTCCATGTACTCTGCCAGCGCCGACAGGAATTCCGCTCCGGGAATCGCACCGTCCTCCAGCAGGACACGGATTTCGACCACTCTCGGGCTCGGCGAGACCGCCTTGACATCCGAGATGGCAGGATCGAACTCTCTGGTGAAGTATTCGTATCCACCCTTGGACCCAGCGTCCGTATAACCGTCAGGAGCAAGGTACATCCGCTGCCGGAGCTCGTCATCTCCCTCGATCTCCCGGCCGCCCTCCGGCGCCGTGATGTTGGTGACCTCGTCAATGAAAGGAACGATGTCCACCATGTGGGATATCTCGCCTATGGCGTAATTATTTCCGTTCACTCCGGTCGTCGTGCAGGTTGCCCGGACATCGACATAGAGCGCCCCGGAGGGGATCTCAACATACTCGTTCGTTGCAAAGTACACGCCGTCTCCGGCAGTGACGCGGGATCCGGCGGGAATTCCCGTCGCGGAGTCCCTCGCGGCATTCAGCGAGAAGCGCAGGGTCGTTGTAGCGCCTGCGGCCTCCAGGCGGGAAATCTGCTTTGCCGCACCAAGGTTCTCCAGGAAGTCCCCGGTGGCGTATTTATACATGTTCATCTTTCCGGCGTTGTCTACCATCTCGTAGCCCTGGTACAGATAGTACGCCGCGGCCTTAAGCAGGAGGCGCCGGTCGTCCGCTTCTCCGAGCGTGATGGTCTCTCCTGTAACCTCCGCACGCTTTTCCAGGAACCACTGCAGCATCTCGGACTCAAGGCGCGAGAGCGTGTAGTTGTCGATAAAACTGATATCCGGAAAATCGTCCAGAGCTTTAATCGTCGTGCTCATGTTTATGGCCTCCCCTGTTCGATGATCGCGGTGATCTTTCCGTCGCCCTCCTCGAATCTGCAGGACTGGATCACTACCCGCGGTTCATATTTCTGTGTCTGCCCAACAAGCTCGGCGGCGAATTCGCTTTCCGCCTCCGGCGTGGGCTCGCTCAGAAGGCCCCACGACATTCCCAGATCCCGCGCGAGCGGGAAGGATCCTCTCGGGATGCTGTACAGATTCTTCTGACAGCGGATTACATCCTTCATCTCCGCGGACTGGTCGCTTGTGTTGAAAACAAGTTCCATCAGTTATACTCCTTCATGGTGACCGAGACCTCGATACCGAAGATCCGTCCCCTCGAGATGATCGTCTTAAAGTTCGTGTCCACCTTCGTAAGGATCGCCTTCTGCAGGATCACTCTCCCGCCGATGATGAGGGGCGCGTATACGCCAGACTGCATCGCCTGGATCAGCCGGGACATCACCCGCGCCGGCTTCCGGTACTGCAGGGCCGTGATTTCCATAGAAAAGCTCACTTCCTCCAGCGACGGGGCGACGAACTGGAGACGCGGCTTTCCGACGATGGTGCTGTGCTCCTGCACATCGACTTCAGCGCTGTGCTGCATGTCGTAAAAGGTCAGTGTCTTGCTGTCGCTTACCCGGAAGGTCAGGAAAGACCCCCACGATCCTACCTTTGCCATTGATTACTCTCCAATCGCTTCCCATAATGCCGGGATGGTCACGTCCCGGATTTTGATGAGGTCTGAAACAGTGATGCTCCCCGCCGGAAGCGAGAAGGTAATGTCCCCGCTTTCCGTGCTGATCGAGGTTCCCGGCGTCTCGCCTGACTGGGCGAAGGCACCGATCACGATTCCAACCTCGGAACCGTTCGACAGGTGCACCACGAGGACGGCGTCGTCTTTCTTCAGCTTCTGGCCGATCCCGAAGGGAAGGAACACAGGCATTTCGGATGTTGCTGTCTCCGCGTTCCGGTCCGGGTAGACCACCGAGCACATGCCGGAGGCTGCATCAAAGGTACTGACATATCCCATACGGATTACATCACTCGTCATTACAGCCTCCCCCACACTTTGTATCCGCTCACCGTCATGACGTGACCGCTCCGGGACAGCGTGTGCGTGATCGATGTACAATAGTACTTTCCGTCCAGCCGCCCCAGACCGCTTAAAAGGAAGTTGTCCGTGGCGTACATGTTCACATTGGCCATCGCCCGGAAGGTCACGGTGCAGCTCTTCTCGTTTTCCTGGTTAAGCTTCGCGATCGCGATTCTCTGCGCTTCCGCTTCATCCTCGACATGCTGGTTCATCCGGAGGATCCGGGATCCCTCCCCGCAATTCCCGACCTGGACAGTGAGCATCTGCTTTTTGTCCGCGTTTTTCTTCTTGTCGGGATTCGTATAGGTAAGGACCGCGCCGGTGTAGGTCCCGTTCAGCGTGTTGTTCCAGCTTAAGGACCCCTGCTCGATGTCCGCGATGCCAAACCCGGCCTTGGCCGGACGGGGCTCGTAGATGTGCTTGTCGAAGACCACCATGCCTTTCTTGTAGATCTTCAGGTACATTCCCTGCTTCTCGCAGAGCTTCTTCAGGAAGGCAGAATCAGACTCATTGGACTGTTCCACCTTCTCAATCGGCGTCTCAGCCCCGTACCAGTAGAGGTTCTCATGGGGCATCCCGTACACGTCCATCTTCTCCAGCACGATCTGCTTCAGCGTGACGTTTTCCCAAGTCTTCGACTTGAGCTCTGTCTGCATGTCAGATTCAGCCAGGATGGCCACGCCCTTGATCGTGCAGGTCCACGGCGGCCCGGTATAGGTCAGGTCGTCGATGGTGAAGTTTCCGCAGTGGTATTTCTGATTGTCGCCCGGTTTCGACCAGTCCATGAACCACATGGACACGTCGATGTCGTGGCCTCTCTCAGGAATCCACTCCCGCATCATCCACAGCGCAGAGGCGTCTTCAAACACTAAAGAAACCTCATCCACCCGGCCCTGGTCGTTGTCCGTGTAGGACAGGGAGGTAAGCTTCTCGGACAGGCCGACGTTCTGGCCGTCGTACAGGATCTCCGGGACCACTCTCCGGGCCCGGTTCTGCTGGAGCAGGGTGCTCTCCACGGAAGGCGCGTTCCCTGCTGCGTAATTTACCCTGAGCTGCTCTTCGTCCCGGCGGCGCTCCGCAGTCTGCTCGTTCGACGTGAGCTCCGGACCAGTGAATTCATAGGCGATCGCCGCATATTCTCCGTAATCAGGCATTGAGTGCAGCCCTCCACTCCGGGACGATGGCAGAGGCCTCCACGTCGGTGTAGGCCGCCGCCTCCGGGACATTCAGCACGATTCCCGCCGGGAACACCATATACTCCAGGTATCTTGTGTTCGCCTTCATCAGGCGGTCCGCCCACAGTTCGTTCCTGTAAATGCGGTACGCGATCATATCCCAGGTGTCGCCTGAAATAGTTGTGTATGTTTTCATGGTTCACCTCAATACGCCAGGCGGGCTGCGTCTCTCCGGTAGCGCTGTGCATGGCTCAGCCACTCGTCGTAGCTGGAGCGCAGCACGCTCTGCATGGTCCGTGCATCTGCGTTCCCCTGGATCACGATGCTCGGTGCGTAGGTGTAAGTCGCCCGGCCGCCGACATCCGCGCCGGCGGCGCTGAGCAGCCTGCCAGTCTCAGCAAAGAGCTCCGCCGCCCGGTTCGTTCCGTTGATCGGGATGACCGCTTCCGGATACCCGGCCTCACCGATCAGGCTGTACTCGGGCTTTGTGACAATGCCTCCGAGTGCTCTCGGCCTGGTGGCCCTTGCGGGCGTTGTAGGATTGCTGGCGTTTATCGCCGCAGAAAGTCTTTCAGGGTTCCGGATGGCCACGTTTCCGATCGTTGCGCTGATATTCAGGACTGCTTCCACCGGAGTCCGGGCCGCCGCGTTCTGGAATGCGGTGGCGAGGGAGCCCATGCTTTCGTCCGCGGCACTGCCCGACTTCGCTTTTGCATGTTCTACGGCCTTCTGGAGGAATGTTGTTGCGGCTTTCTCACCGGCGGCTCTCTGCTCTGCCTCGTGCCTTGCCTGCGCCTGCTGAAGGCCTTCTGTCAGGCCTTCGGGAAGCTTTGCCCCCTCCGCCTGCGCCTGCTGGATGAGTTCCATGAGTTCCGGAACCTTCTGGGCCGTCGCGAAAAGCTGGTCCATCTTGTCGCCTTCGCCGAGCATCATCTCCAGCCTGTCAACGATGGACGCCTTCTCGATTACTTCCTGATCGGTATCAACCTTTCCGGCAACCATGTCGTCACGGAGCGCCTGCAGGTTGTCAAACAATTCCTTGGACTGGTCGTAATAGGTCTGGATGGCGCTGAGATCATCAGCGCTGAACATCTCTCCCGCACCGGCTCCGGCCGCGGGGAGGTTCATGAGGATTTCATTCAGCATGCTCGTTGCAGATTCATGAACACCCCGACCATGACTGATCCTCGTCCTGGCGTATTCCTCCATCTGCCGCACGGCCTGATCTGAGCCGACCAGAATATCGCTGCTGTATCCGCCGCTCTGCCAGTTGCCTTCCATCAGGGTATCCAGGAACGCAATAGCCGCATTCGCATCTGCAGCGCCTCTTCTACCGGCCGCTCCGCGCTGCGTTGCCTTTATGAGTTCCGCGGCCCGGTCTTCCGAATACATGCCAGCGGCCTGGCCCTGCCGAATAGTAGCTATCTGCTGTGCCTCTGCTTCGGAGATGCCGGCCTTCTGCTTCTCAACTTCTTCTGTGGTTACGTCAATTGCGCCAAGGAGAGAATCGGGGCTCAGGTTTCCTAAATCGATGCTGCCAAGCGCACCGGCGACACGGCCCTGCGAAACTCCGGCCATTACCTGATTCTCGAGGTCGATCAGGTTCTGTGTGAGCTTCTCAATGGTCGCCTGTTCGATGGGGGAGATGATCTTATCCTCCATCGCCTGCTTGTAGGCTTCGCCAAGTGCATCCCCGGCTTCTTTAATCTGCTTCCCGAGGGATCCGCTGTATCGCAGGAGCTCGTGCTGTATGTCCTGGCCTTCCTCACTGTCCCCGAAAAGAAGCTTTGTGTTCAGGCGGATCGTGTGCTGCTGCTGTTCTGCATACCGGATTCCATCATTGATGAGCGTGTTGATGTTGGCCCCGAGGGACTCCATATCGTCATCATTCAGAAGACTGCCCACATGCAGTTTCAACATGATGTTCTCAATTTCGTTCCCGGCCTGCTTCAGGTTATCACCGATATTGGTGAGCTTGTCCATCTCGCCAAGCGTGTAGGCCAGTTCCTCGATGTCCTTCTCGCCAATGATCTGGCGTGCTACCGCCCGCAGGTCCTTCATTCCGAGCGTCAGATTCCCGAAATGCTTCGCAAGGCTGTCTCGGGCAAGCTGCTTTTCGGTTTTGCTCATGTGAAGGTTGAGAGCGGCGATTCCGCCTACCAGCACACCAGAGATTCCGGCGACGCCGGCCATCGGCCCGACCAGGGCGCCAAGGCCAAGAGGAAGCTGCTTTACGAACTTGTACGCCGCGTCCAGGCCTTTAATGGCGTTCCAGGCTGTATGGAATGCCGTGATCGATGTAGCGATGCCCAGCAGCGTCCCGGCGACGCCGTCACCATGCTGCACAATCCAGCCACCGACGCCCATCATGGTCTCACCAAAGCCCATGAGGGACGAACCTGCATCCTTCATGTTCCGACGGAATGTCGGATACCACTCATCGACCTTGTCGGAAACATTTTCCGAGAAGGCATAGACCGCTTCCGTCGCCATCTGCGTGGCATCCCGCAGAGGTTCAGCAAAGCCCTTGTAGGCCCGGATGCCGGAATCCTGCAGAGCGCTCTCAAGGATCTTCAAATCCCCCCAGAGGTTATCCATGCGGCGTGCGGCCATCTTTTCCAGGGCGCCGTCGGCGTTCATGAGGTTGTTATAAAGGTAGTCCCACTCAGTGACGCCCTCAGCGACCTCATGGTTCAGGCCGGACATGATATCGGTGAGCGCTTCGACCTGCCGCTTTCCGCCAAGCATCGCGTAGGCCTGGTTCCGTTCCTCGTCGTTCAGGTTCTTCGTGGCCTCATTCAGTTCTACGAAGATCTGTTTCAGACCCTTGAAGTTTCCTTCGGCGTCAAATGCGGACAGCCCCAGCTTTTCCATCATGTCACCAGCCTGCCCCGTGCCCGTCGTCATATTGATGAGGACCGCGTTCAGGGCGGTACCGGCCTCCTCGGCCTTCTTTCCTCGGTTGGAAAGCATTCCGATAGCCGTGGCGGATTCCGCGATGTCAACATGCAGGTTTTCGAGGTTTGCACCTGTCTTCCTCCATGCCTGAAGCAGCTCTTCTGCGGTCTGGTTCGATTTGTTGTTGGCTTTGGCCGCGATGTCCAGCAGCCTGCCAAGGTCCTGCGCTTCCGTGCCGGTCGCCGCCATGGCATTGGTGACGAGGTCAGACGTGTGCGCCAGATCGAGGTTTGCCGCCTCAGACAACTTCAGCACTTTCGGCAGTGCGTCGATGGAACGCTCAACATCCCAGCCCGCGGTAGCCATGTATGTGAGGGCCTCTGCGCCCTCTGTGGCCGTCTTGGACGTCTGGCGGCCCCACTTCATGGCTGCCTGTTCAGCCTTCGCGTACTGGGCCGTGGAGGCGTCAGAAACTGCCGCCCACTGTGACATGGCCTTCTCAAACTCGGACCCGACATCGACAGCCTTCTTTCCAACGGCGATCGTGGCGGTGCCGGCTGCAGCCGCAGCGGCAAGTCCTACCTTCGCGACTTTTGTAAGGCCGCCCCAAAGGGCCCCATCGATTGAGTCGATGCTGTTCTTAAAGGTCTGCAGCTGCCGCTTGGTAAGCTTTGTGGCATTGGTAAAAGAGGGGTCCATTGCCCCCATGATTTTTACAAGCAGTGAAAATTCTCTCTGTGATGCCATTACTTACCCTCCAGCAGCTTCATGAGCCGCTCCGTCAGCATGTAAATCTTTCTGACAGGCAGTCCATAGAAATAATCGATCCCGGTGTGCGTCCTCATGGCGAGCGTCAGGATTGTGTTCCACAGGGCCTCTGAGCTCAAGCCACTTAAACCAGACCTATAAAAAAAGCGAACACAGCATTCCGGATCGTTATCGCGTCCTTCGCTTTTGCGTTATCCAGCCAGTCGAACGGCATATCGTTCGCGACTGCTGCAAGAAGCGTTGCGCCGCGGATAGTCGTCCACAAGGCCTGTGTCGCTTTGCCTTCACTGATAAGGGCTTCCTCCGCCCTCTCAATGTGCTGTGTCGTAAGGTCCTTGAGCTTCCTTAAGTCAATCTCTTTGTATTCCTTCCCGTCATAGGTGAAGGGCGTAACCGGAAACACGAGGTCATCTACGGTAAGCTCCAGATTAATATCGTTCTGTCCGGAGGCCGTCTCTGCGACGGCCTCCATGACGTTTTTATTCTCAGGCATATCGTCCCCTTATCAGCAGTACTTCCGGACATCCGCCAGGATGTCCTCGCCGTCGATGATGCACACCTGGTTCAGCTTGTCGATCTCGAAGAGCGTCTCATCGCCGACCACAAAGAGGATGTGGGTTACATCCATGGTCAGGGTGGTGCCCATCGGGTTTCCGGTCTGCATGGTGCCGGGACTGATCGCGGTACCGACGCCGGACACCATGAAACGGAACGGGACGCGGTCGCGGATTCCGGTGGTCCGGTCGAGGATCTGCATCAGACCTCTCACGCTGATTGCGTTCCGGCGCATGGGGTTCATGTATTTCGCGATCTGCGGGATCATGGCCTTGAAGGGGATCTCCTGAGAAATCGCCTGGAAGTTACCCGCGCTGACCGCGCTGTACGCTCCGGCGATGCCGGCGCCCTGCACTTCGTTGGTGATCGCGGTCAGGGTGGCGATCGTCATCTCGCCGGTCTGCCCGATCAGCAGGTTTCCGTTCTCATCGTCATACGCGTTGAAGCCCGCAAGGGACTCCGGGACCATTGCCATCGTATATTTATTCTTCATTATTCAGCACCTCCTGTAAGAGCGTTGGAGATCAGATCCGGAATGAATCTGTACTCCGCCACGATGTGCTTCGCCGGCGGCCAGGAAGCCCACTCAACATTGAAGACCACTTCTCCGTTGATCATGCTGTCCAGGCTGTTCGCCTCCTCGTCGTAGGAGATACGGGTTCCGGAAGGAACCGCACCGATCGCCGCAAGGCCGTTCAGGAACTCATTCTCAGAGTTCAGCACAGACTCAATGAGGCGCGGATTCATGGGCTCGTCAACCTTCGCGCAGTAGCTCAGCACGAAGTGGTTGCGGAGCCATGCCAGCATTCTCCGGGAAGCGATGTAACGCTGGGAAGCGCTGCTCGATCCGGGATACGCCGCGGTCTCGTCGCCCCATGCCTTCCAGCCCTGGAAGTTGATGGCGGTCGCGATGCCGTAGCTGTTCACCAGCTCGGCCTTCATGAAGTCAAGCAGGATTTCGGTGCCGTCGTTAAGGACCGCAGCAGAAGCGCCCAGATCCTCGTTGGACGGATTCTTATAGGGAATGTCGCCATGGTTTGCGTCGCAGACCGCAGCAACCGCCGGCCAGACTGCGGAGTAATCATAGACTGCGGAGCCCTTCTTGACCTTCGGCCATACCAGCAGGACGTCCGGATCGGTAACGCCCATGGCGGCACGAGCGGAATTCAGGCCGGTGTAGAGCTTGTAG